GTGTTCGGTTTTGACAAAAGCCACTTAAATAACAAGGACAAAACAGACTGTGTCCTTAACTTCGGCAGAATCGCAGCATAAACTGTCCGAAGTATTGCTGAAAAACGGGCCAAAAACAGAAAGCAGGCTAGGGACCAGAGATATAACCGGGAGGCGAAATGGAGGTGCTTTTGAGAAAGCTTATAATTAGCCCTGGTGTGGCAGGCGGGAGGGCTGGCTTGGTGTACCGGTACTGCTATGACGAACAAAAAAATTGGCTGGGGAGAAACAGCTTTTTGCTTACCCTGCTTTTGAATTTACAGGCTAGTAGGCCTTCACTGGTGAAGCAGTAGACCGGTCATGGCCGCTTCAAAAGGCGAGAAGCACCGGGAGATCTTGTGCTAGTAGCTAAGAGCATGTTTAAATTTGCCTTTTGCGCTGCAAACGGGTATCAAAAGAACCTGACTTCGCGGTTGACTCGCACCATAGCGGAGCGTATGCTGCTCAAAAAACGCTTCGCCAGAACCTTTCGCTCCCCGGTTTCGCTTGCAAAATCAAAATGTAAACAAGCTCTAAGAAGGTGTCAGGAGATGACTGGGAATGTAAACCTAAATAAAGCGCTGCCGGCAGGTTGGAAAGGGCAGGGAGTACACGGTTGGCGTACTCCCTGTCCGTTTTGTGGCCCCGACGGGAATCGAACCCATATCTAAAGTTTAGGAAACTTCTATTTTATCCATTAAACTACGGGGCCATATATGTTGCTGATAATCAGCAAGTTGTGTCTTTATGTTTCGCCGCTTCTGGTAGAAACTTCGGCACATCTTTAGCAAATGTTTCTACCTCGTTTCGACGGTGTGCGACAGTTTTTAAGGCGGTACCGGCTATACTGCCTTACAAATATACGTCGCTATGAGAACTATACAAGCAGTCCTGTACCAGCGGAACAAAAAAGATTCGGCTGGAATCATAAAAATTCGGGTAACTGAGAACAGGAAGCCCATCTACGTAAGCACAGAGCAGAAGGTGCTGGCAAGGCATTGGGACGACAAGCACTCCAAAGTAAAAGAGACTGACGAGGTTGACTACGAATACATCAACAAGGTGGTGGCCGCCAAGCTGGCCGAGGTCAAGGCGCAGTACGAGGAGAACGCAGTCGCCAGCAAGGCATCCTCTTTCGTCGGGTTCTTCGAGAAGTTCATCGAACGGCAGACCAACGAGGGCACCAAAATAAAGTACGGTGTGATTCTTTCCAAGGTCAAGTCCTACCTGAAGGAAAAGAAGAAAGACGACCTGAGGTTCAAGGAAATCACAGAGGACCTGGTGTACTCTATGCGTCGCTACTTCTACCTGAGCATGGAGGCGGACACCGCCGACCACTACCTCAAAGTAGTCAAGTCGGTGATAGGCAAGGCGGTGAAGGCCAACGTACACAACTACATCAGGAACCCGTTCGCGGGCATAGAGCTGAAGGCGGCAGTCACCAAGACGCCGAGCAGCCTGACCGCCGAGCAGCTACAGCAAATCATAAATGCCGACATTCAGGACAGGAGGGTGGCCACTCACAGGAGCGCCTTCCTGTTCCAGCTGTTCGCGCAGGGCATGCGCATAAGCGACTTGTTGGTGCTGAGGTGGAACAACTTTCAGGACGGTCGCCTGGAGTACAAGATGATTAAGACAGGCAGGCAGATGTCGATTCTGCTGAACGACAACCTGGTGGAGATACTTAGGCCGATGGTGGAGCCCGTATCGCGTCTGGGCGAGTCTGCGCGCGAAACCATAGAGAGGCTCTCGTCAAAGAAGGATTCGAGGAACCGGTTTGTGTTCCCGTTCCTGGACGACGAGGAGTTTGCCGCGGTAGACCACAGGAACGACTTCAGCAGGATCGGCAAGGCGCTGTACGTAAGGCTCAACAAGAAGAGCATCGTCTACAACCGAAACCTGAAGGACGTACAGAAGGCGGCAGGCATAAAGACAAACATCACCTCCCACACAGCAAGACACTCTTATGCGTCGTTGCTGCTGGACGGTGACGTCAACCTGTATGCCATAAGCCAAAGCCTCGGCCACTCCACTCTTCTGATTACGCAGAAGTACCTGTCCAACTTCAGGACTAAGAAGCTAGACGATGTGAACGACGCTTTGGTAGGTAGGTTTCCATTGGGAAGTTCGCGGGCTCAAAGCCCATCTCTATGAGCGCCCGGTCGTACTTCTTTGCGGCTTCGACCTCGGTCTCGAATGTGCCGAGGTTGAAGTTCTTGTACTCGTAGCATATCTTGGCCACCCACCGCCCTGTGGTAGCGACCTGGTGTACGCCAACAAACACAGACGTAGTGTTCCCTTCCAGCCGCTTCCTGCGGTTCTGCATGTTCGTCCTGGCGTTCACCCACCTGAGGTTCTCTACGCAGTTGTTCAGCGGGTCTGTGTCGATGTGGTCCACTATCGGCAGGCCGTTCGGGTTGGGTATGAACGCCTCTGCCACCAGCCGGTGCACAAGGCACTTCTGGTACCTGTCCCCGTTCCTGAGGGACACCTGCGCGTAGCCCTTCTGGTTCAGCCCAGGCCTCAGTATTCTCGGCTCCTTGTACTTAGTGCTGAGAACTTCCCCTCTGCTCGAAATTCTGTAGCCCGGTATTGCCTGGCCCTCTATTATTATTTCTCTCCACTCTTCTGCCATACCATTATATGGCGCCGGGGCAGGAAAGTTTAAAGCGACATTTCGCGTTTCGGGCTCCCGTACCGAGTCCGGGCCTCCCGTAAGTAGTTTGTCAGGTTTCGGGATTTCGTCTCGGTGGTGGAGCCCTAAACGCTGCAAGATGCTGTTTATGTACCTTCTGAGCATACTGTCTGCGGGGTGGTTAAACCGCGAGTGTAGCCAATCCGGGAATCCCTTGGTGGGCGCCAAAAAGAAGGGCCAGCTGGTGGGCTGGCCTTCTCCTATTGGGGTATGACTGTAAATTGGTAGGTCTGCTGTGGCAGGTCTTTGTCGTATGTGACCGAGAAGCCGGTGAATATCGTCCTGCGGTCGTCTGCTATTACGTCGAGGTATCTGAGCTGGTCTACGAAGAGTTTTACCATCGTCACTGTGTTGTCTACGTCAAGCCTTGTGTTGTACCTCAGGTCCAGACGGAACTTGGTGACGGAGCCGAAAACGGCGTTCTTGATAAGCTCTGCGAGGTTCTGCTTGATGAGGTCTTTAGTCGCCTTAGACTTGCGCCAATGCTGCGAGTAGGCGTCGTTCAAAGAGATTGCTTTTCCTGTGTATGTTACGGTGTACAAAAGGGGGTTAGGGATTTAACTCTTATACAACCAACCACACAAGAAGTCCCACCCGCCCACCAAACTTATACTATAGGGTAATGTCGCTCATCGTTCCTTTTCTCGTCGCCCTTCAGCAGCATCGCAATGCTGCCTGTCTGGAACGTCTTGCCCCTAGGCGTCTTGTAGCCCAGCGAGTTTAGCTCGTCGCAAATCTGCTGGAGCGTCCAGCCCTTCTCCTTGTAGAGCCGCACCAGGTTCAGCACCTTCCTGTTGGTCTCTGACTTGGCGGCGTTCTCTGAGGTCTTGGCCGCGCCTTTGGCCCTGCCCTCTGAGCTGAAGTTCTCGGGCTTGCCGAGGCTGTACCCCCTCGCCTTCCTAGCGGCCAACGCCTTCTTGGTCCGCTCAGAGACCTTCTTAAGCTCCTCCTCGTTGAACGCGGTACGCAAGCGGATGAACATCTCGTCGTCCTGCGGTGAGTCAGCTGAGAGGAATCTGATGTTGCAGGCGATCAGGTAGTTTATCAGCAGGCTGAACCTGCTGAGCCTGCTTGCCTCTTTCACAATGATGGTGGCGCCTGTGGCCTGCGCCTCGTTGATGGCTTGCAACAGGATTGGCCTGCGCTTCAGCAGCTTCTCAATGGTAACATCTTGGTGGGCGCTTATCTTGTCCTTGCTGCCTCCCGACTCCACCTCCACAAACCTGTTGATGGACTCGCCGCCCACCGACTTGATGTAAGCGGTGACCGCAGCGGCCTGGGCCTCCAAACCCAAACCGCTGCGTCCCTGTTTCTCTGTACTTACTCGGTAGTATTCTATGTACTTCATAACTCGCAATCGTCAGCAAATGAATAGTAGCTCTCGGGCGTAATGATGATGTGGTCTAGCAAAGCTATGTCAACCAACTTGCAGGCCTCCTGTAGCTTCCTAGTCAGGGCGGCGTCTGCGCCTGACGGCTTTAGGTTACCGCTGGGGTGGTTGTGTGAAATTACAACCGCAGAGGCATTTAACAATAGCCCTGCCTGCAGGATTATCTTTGGGTCAGCAACAGTTCCTGCCACACCGCCCATGCTCACACAGTAGACGCCTAAGACGTAGTTGTTCCTGTTGAGGTAGAGGGCGTAGAATCCCTCAGTGTGTTCAATGTGCTTCTCCATCCGCTTACGCAGGAACTTGTTGATGTCGTCTGAACAGGTCACCTTGACGTTGCGTAGGATGGGTGCTTCTTCAGTGTGGTGTCTCCTGTAGGTCAGCTCTACCTCACCAACCGCTGTGATGTCTACCTCCGATAGTTTGAATACTCGCTTCTTCATTGTATTGGTCTTTAAGAAGGAGCCACCTTTTAAATGGCTCCTTGGTTGGTTTAGCCGCGGCTGTTGTCTTTCAGGGTCTGTACTAGGTGCTCATAGTCTGAACTCTTGGCTTCTTTCAGCACTTGGTCAATCTCTGCTTTTGTCCAGCCAGCTTCCTGTGCGCGCTGTCTCCAAAGCGCCATCAGATAGTAGGAGTTCCCGTCTGGGCCATTGAAATCAATGGTGTCGAAATCAAGGAATGGTTTTCTCTCTGTACTCATAGTGGTAGTGGGTTTATGTTTAATTGATAAGCGAGTATAGGAGAATTCCGCGATACCGTTCTAGCCTTTTACTAAAAAGTTACCAACAACTTGCTAACGTTGTTAGCACAAACAAGAAAGGCCGCCCATTGCTGAGCGGCCTTTGTCTTAGGGTAGGTGCTGTTACTCTGCTGCGGTCAGGGTAGGGTCTTTTATTAGCTCGTACTTGGTGTTGCGTTCGGCCTTGTAGATGATGATTACGCCGCCGTCGAACTCGTCGAATATCACCTGTCTGAACTGTCCGACCTTCTCTCCAAGCCAAGCAGACAGCACCCTGCCCTGTTTTGCCACATCGAAAGTAAAGTGGTTCCTCACCCTGAACTGAACAATAAGGTCTCTGCTGTCGTTGGTAAGGAACGCTAAATCGTAGCGCAGCTCAGGGTAGGCGGCGAATACCGATTTGAAGTTTGATGCCTGTACTTGGGTGGTAGTGATGTTCTTAGCCATAGCTGTAGTTGGTTAAATGGTTAGTGATTGATTGATGTCTCGAGTGTAGCAGATAAACTGATCCGCTGGCTCTCTGTAATTGAATTATTTTTAGAGGGCTGCAAAATAATTGCAGCCCTCTCTGCTGCTAGTGCTTGACGTTGTTCTGCGGATTCCTTGTGTAGTAAATCATTCTGAACACTTCGTTAGCCACATTGCAGATGTCTAGGTTGTTGGCTTGGCAGTAGGTCCAGCACTCATTCACTATCGCGTCTAGGTGGTCGGCCTCTTCAGGTGTGAAGGTGTCTTCCTTGGTGTCTGCATTGATGGTGCTGTGGAAGGTGTCGTCAGGGTGGAAGTTCACTTTCAGGTCCCTCATTACGTAGATGAAGAAGTCTACTACGTCCTGTTTGCTGTTGATGGTGAAGTCTTTAAGTTTCATTGTGGTGGGCTTTTAATGTGAGGGCCACCGCATTGGCAGCCCTCTGATTGTTTAGTTGTTGAGTAGTTGGATGGGGTAGGAGATTTGCGGTGTAATCAGTATCACTAGGTTGCCGCGTTCAGTGTAGGAGTGGATGCTGTCTGTGTTGTGGTTGGTCAGCTTCCTCAGCTCAATGATTACTTGGTCAACCTCTATTCTGCTTGGCTTGTTTTCTAGGGGCCAATGGATGTAGACCTTTTTAGTGTTAGAGAACTGACCAATCTCTGAGGGCTCCAGCTTGGTAGCTCTTCCAACTGCCTGCTTAATCTGCGTCTTGCTGAGTGTGATTGTGGCTATTGGCCGCTTCAGCATTCTGTTAATGAAGTCGTCGTTTTTCACTATCTTATATGGTTAAGGTTTCCGTCCATTAGTTGCACTATTCTTAGTGGCTGTTGAACATACCGAAGATAGTAGAAGTCGAGACACCGATGTAGCCTTTTAGCAAATAGTTACTAACAACTTACCAACGCTGCACAGGGGAGGGGCGGAATCCTAAAAGGCAGGGTCGCTCGTTCAAGACATTTAGGATGTAAGTGTATGTGACACAGCGACGTATGACGCAACGACACTATGACGAAACGACGCTGTCGGGGATTGGGAAGGCAAGGAGGGACGTTTGGCTGAGTATATTAGGCGGAATGAATGTAAAGGAAACTTTACTTTCGCCACAAGGCAATGCAAAAAGCTTATTTCGGGCCCAAATGGTAGGCACCAGGCTTGTCTGGATAGCTTTATTAGCATCTACATCAGTTAAGGAATCCTCTTCACCAAGCGCTGCGAAAAAGGCATAAAAAAGCCTCAGACATTACGCCCAAGGCTTCCTTATAGTCACTGCTGTGATGTTTTAGTGTGAGAATCTTCTAGGGGTTAATTGTACATGGAAAAGCTGGTAGTTTAACACCTTTGCCGCTGCTTCTAGCTTGTCCTTGAACGGATAGTCACTGCCATCTATTTTGTAAGGGATTACCCCTTCATCTGGCGTAACTACGGCCAATGGCATTAGACCAGTATTGTCATGTAGGAATTTATGGGCGTCGTTGTCTGTCTTGAAATACTTCTCGTAGAATCTGCCGTCTTTCTCATATACTGCGATGAACAAACCCTTGAACAAATATGATTGTTGTTCGTCTTCTATTTGCTCAAAATATCTGATGTCATAGCGACTGCGGGGTAGTGTGCTGGGTATGCGTTTTCGAGTACCGTCTACAATAGAATCCTCGTAGATTTTCAGCTCTTTGGTGTCTTTCTTGAAATGCTCGAATTCATGTTCAATGTATAAGCCGACTGCAAGCGTATCGCTGCCGTTTGCTGATGGTTCTGTTATTTCAATAGTGTGGTAGTTCATTTATGTATAGATTTATGTGCAATGTAAAGATAAACTTATTTGCGGGTGTTAGATTAAAAAAAAAGAGACCTAAGTCACTACACTTAGGCCTCTTAGCAAACTAAAAAAACAAATAAATCAATGTCACAAGATTCTTATGTTATACTGTAGAGCGGGAGTGAAGTCTTAGCTGTATTGCCTCGTTATATTATCTACTGCATCTATTAGATTGTCTACAGTTATTGGTCTTCGGTCAGTATTAGCTTTGATTTCGTTCAGTTGCTGCTCAACGTTTTTCAGTAGGTGTTTTACCTCTTGTAGTTCTTGTGCGTTTATCTCTTCTTGTGTAGGGAATACCGGCCCGCCGTCTAAGTGGTAAAACCTTCTGCCTTTACCTTCTAACTGGTACATCTCAATCTCTGTCAGTCCTTCTGCTCCTTTGGTAAGGAGTTTCTGTTCTTTGGCCGCCCACTCTTCTCGCTGTTTGCGGGCGGCTTTGTTGTCCCTGCTGCTTTCATACTGTAGGTATATGAATAAGATGAGTGCGAAGAAACCGATTACGGCTAGGGGTATTATTATTAGTTCTGCTGCTGTTAAGTTCATCGTTAGTCGTTCTCCGTTTTTAAATCATCCAAATTAAAACCTAGCGATAGGATGTGCGCCTTTTGTAATTCTGTTATAGCCCTTTTCAGGTAGACATCATTCCGTAAGCCAACAGAGTGATACATCTTGTCTGGTGTAAGTCCGCCAATTCCTTTCAGGGTGTAGGTCACAAAGGTGTAAATGCTTTGGCCGGGTATCGTTAGTGCCTCGGCCAGTTCTGCTTCTCTAAGCGTAATAGGTGCCATTCTGATTTGTTTGTCGGCGTAGATGGCTGCGATTAGGGTTGTTGTTTGCTCGTTAGTCATTTTCTTGGGCCGCTTGCGCGATTGCTCTTTTTATGTCCTCCATTATGGAAGCGTTCAGTGCCTCTTTCTCTTCAGCTGAGGTGAGCCGGTGGTCGGGGTCGTATGTCAGTTCGTAGGCTCTCTCTTGGCCGTCAATTACCAGTCTCAGTATCATATTATCCGTTGCATTTTACCGATTTTTACTACCGCCGCTAACTTGGCTGGTCTGCGTTTCCTTCTTTTGAGATAGAATGAAATAATGGTGAACGGTATTTCCCAGTGCGCGCTTACCATACCAGATTAGCTACTAGTTGGATGATTGTTCCTACTGATATTCCAGAGAAGAAGCAGGTGTACCGGTCCTTGGTTGCGATGTCGTAAAGTGTTTTCATTGTGTTGCTTTGTTTTAATTATATATCACACTTTTATTCCCGCTTTTCGCGTTTTCGCAACTTTTCGCGGTTTATTTTACACAAATCCCTTCCGCGTTTTATCCGCACTTTTACGGTGTTCAGGTTCCAGCCCAGCTGCTCTGCAATCTCTTGGTACGAGTCACCGGCGGCGTACATCTCCAGCGGGATTCTGCACTCGTCTGGCAGCTCCTTGAGCACCCGCAGGGCTAGGTTGTAGTCTGTCTGGTCTTCCTCCTCGTATGGGCTTTCCTGTACCGACAGGGGTTCCAGGAACGTCTGCGCGTCTTCCAGGGCGTCGTACCTCACTGTTGGCCGCTTCAGCTCGTACCGCCCCTTGTCTATGTAGAGGTTTATGGCGGCGGTGCAGAAGTAGGTGTTCAGGTGGCTGTCCAGCCGTTCGGTGTCTGGCTCGTCCCTGAACCGCTCGTACACCTTGATGGCTGCCATCTGGATGTACTCGTCTATGTCGCCAGGGCTGTGGCCGAAGCGCTTGTGGAATGCGCCTATCACTACCTTCCGCATCTTCGGGGTCAGGCAGTCGGTGATGATGTCTACTATGTCTCTCATCACCTATATATGCCGCTTTGCTTCTCCTAAGGCATAAAAAAAGGCCACCGCAAAACAGTGGCCCTTTCCAGGTGTCAACCTCAAAAAATCTTTAGTCCATAAGGATGGCGTCTACGTTGTTGAACTTGCTCAGGCAGTAGAGCTCCATCTTCAGCCGTTCGGCCCGCTGCGGCGTCAGGGTCACCTTGTGGCCGCCTATGCTGTAGCTGGTTATCGTCTTGTCCATCAGGTCGATGACGCCCCACTGGTAGTAGATGTTGGCCCTGAGCTGGTACTTGCCGCTGTCTGCCGGAGACACTGCCAGAGACTTGTCTGTCGCGGGCGCATCGTAGGCGGTGCCGTCAGAAAACTCTATGCGGAACGACTTTGGCTTCTCCGCCTTTTCCGGTACGGTGACGTAGAAGGTCACCAGCGCGGTGCCGAGCTTCGGGCTGGCCGGTGTGAAAGACTTGACGGCGTTTATCATGCCGTTCTCCGCCAGCGTAGGCAGCAGCCGGTAGGTCTCGCCCCGCTTCTTAATCTTGGTCTTCTCGCACTGCGCCTGGGCGGTGAGTGCGGTCGCCGCCAGTGCAGCAATCAGTAATAATCTCTTCATAATCTGTGTTTTAAAGGTCCTGTGCGAGTATAAGAGAAATATTGATTCGTTTTGCGAAGGCCTAGAAATTGGGGTTAAATGGCCTTTTCGGTCGCGTAGAGGTCGTTTACCTTGATGTACTGGACGCCCTCGACGAAGAAAAGGTAGCAGTCTGCCTGTATGTGCTTGTCCTTGTGCTTCTTGTTCAGGCTCTGGTACGACAGCTTCAGGTTGCCGTTGCACTCTTCTGACTCGGTTCCCGGCGCGAACAGCTTAGCACCGGTAAAGTGCAGCCTGCTCAGCTTTCCATAGAAGGAGTTTGGGAACACCGTTAAGGGCTCTCCCGGAAAAAACACCTCCTCAACATCTGTGTAGTCAAGTATCTTAACCATACCTTCCAATTTGGCGTCGGGCTGTCGCTTGACCTGTAGCAACTTCTGGTTGGTTAAACAGATTACATCCCAAAAGCGATGTGCTAGCGACTCATCAAATTCAAATGGCTCTTTGGCTACTACTACATCACTCGTCGCGTAATTCTGTCTACCGATAAACACATTGGAAGCTAATGCTTCTCTTACTGATGAGAAAGTGTACAGCTCGAAGAAAGATTTGCCTTCAGTCGCCAATGCCTTAGCCTGCTCGGTGTAGTCGGTATGGTGGGCCCGGAAAGCGTCGTTTACTGTTTTTCGGGCGCTCTTGCTGTAGGGGTATCCTCGTAGGGTGTCGCTTAAGTTAATGTGTTTTCCTTCCCATTCCAGCCCTACAGTGAAGTTTAAATCAAGCCATCTTTTGCTGTCTTGCTCAGCTACCCGGTGTGTGGTTAGTACCTTGAGTAACGCAAAATGTTCGTCTGCGATGTATAACCTAACCCACTCATTTGGCCATTGTACTGGGTATGTTCCAGGGGCGCTTCTTGGGTCTTTGGTTTCTTCATAGTGCTGCCTGTCCAAAAGTATGTTTGTTGCTATGCGACCTAAATCGTCCGCAATTTCGGCCCGGTAAATTACCAAGCCTTGCGGCAAACGGTTTATGGACTCTTCTATCTGTTGCAGCAAATCATCAAAGCTTTTGCCGTAAAGGTCTTCAGTCTCGCTGACGGTAAGATTGTTTAGCTTGGTCAATCTCTCTCTGGACTCTTCGGAGAAAACCTTGACAGCCCCCGCGACACCTTCCATAAGTTCGGCAATCTGCTCTGGTGTAAGCGGTGACTGGTCTTCGTTGATAACTTTGTATGTACTTGGCATTGTGTTGAAATAAGTAAAGGTTAAAAAAAAAAATGAAGTGATGCGATGGGTGAAGAAAGGCCCGCCACAGGGCAGCGGGCTTTTACTGGGATTAAAAACAAAAATCTTTATTCGCTGGCGGGTAAGTAATTCTCGATGCTCCTGCGCAGCGGTCGCGTTATCTCTTTTGTCATTAGCCACTCAAAGTAGCCTGGGTCTTTGACGAACACATCCTTGAGCGGCTGCCCCCGGTACTTGCCAAATGGCATTAAGTGCACCTCTGCCGCATCTTCCTCTGCCGCGGCAGCTTCTACCTTGGCAGCGTTCTCGGGCTTGCTCAGGGCCGCGTTAATGGCTTCGGTTAGTGGCAATGTGCAGTAGCCGCTTCTAAGTGCCCACAGCAGGTACAGCGGGTTCTCTTCCAGGACCTCGCCCACATTTTTGCCGGCGTACTTGCCGAAGCCTATCCGCACTTTCTCCGGGGCCTTGGCTTTCTTTTTCCTACCGCCGTACAGGTGGATGAAGTCGGGCCTCTTGATGGTGGTCCAGTCGTTGGTGCCGACTTCTCTTATCTTGTATGGCGCCGAGCTGTCCTCCTTCACAAGCGACAGGAAAATGTCGGGCAGGCCGTCTGCTTTGACCAGCACAACGTTTGGCACATTGGACTCCTCGTAGTTCACCTTGTGGGTGTCCAGCATCTTTGTGATTGCGGCAACAGACCGGTCGCGTCTCTCTTTGCGCCAGTTTGCGGTTGCGTTCTTGAAGCACCAGCAGAAGTCCTTGTGGTGGTCGGGGCATTCCGTCGTTTCTTGGGTCTCTATGGCATTTGATTCCATCTTAGTTTCTCTGTTTTTTCTTCTTGAATTTCTCAGCGAAGGCCTTTGCCGGGTACTCCTCGCTGAGCTGGTGCGACTCTACAGTAGGCTTGTCAAAACCGCCCAGTACGAACACCTGTTCCAGCATCACCTGCAGGGCCTCCACATCGTCCGGGTGGCAGTGGAAGCTGTCATGTATGGTCTCGAAGTCGTACTTGTTGACGGACTTGATTACCGCTATCACTGCCGCCTTGTCAATGAACATCACCGACTCGAAGTGCTGTAGCAGCTTGGCCAGGGTGTTGGGCTTTCCTTTCTTCAGGCGGTTGAGCTGAAGCTTGCTGCCCTTGATTCTGAACTGGTCTTCGTCAAAGGCCGGGGCCATCGCGTTGTCTGGGTCGTTCAGCTTTCCTACCAGCGTAATCAGTTCACCGGCCACCGCAGACAGCTTCTCTTTCGTCTTCAGGTAGTTCAGCTGGCCGCTGAAGACGACGCCCAGCAACAGCTTCTTTGCCTTGTCCCTTGTTATCCCCAGAGAAGCGGCTACGTACTCGTAGACCCTGCCCTCGGCTGCCGCGTCCAGGAAGTTCTTTGTGTCCCGGTCGGTTGCGTAAAGCGCAGCCAGCTGGTCAATGGCGTTGCAGAAGTCTTCATAGAACTCCTCTGGCGTATCAAGCAGCATCTTCTTTGCCTGCGCTGGGTGTCTGGCTACCTGGCTCAGCATAAAGAACTGGCTGTTCTTGATGTCAATAGTCCAAGGCAATGCGCCGTTGATTCTGAAGAAGGGCCTCAGGTTCCTGTCCATGTTGGAAAGCGGGGTGTACTTCCTGCCGCCCTTGGCCTCGTAGTCGTTGAACCAGAACTCTTCTTTCAAGTCCTCCAGGTACATCACAGCTACCTGTGGCGCCTGGCCTTGCAGGGTGAAGTAGTCCAGCTTCTTGTTGGTCTTCATCAGGCCGAGGTGAGTGTTGAGCCAGCCTTCCACTATCCGGTGGGTGCGGTCTGTGTCGCAGGCCTGGACAATCGCCTCGGCCATGTCCACCAGCTTCTCGCGGGACTTCTTGATTAGCTTTATCTCCTTCTCGGTCTTCGGTTCCAGGACCTTCAGGATTGTCTCTTCGTTGGTGTAGAAGACTGTTCTGTACTGCTGGTATTCTTCATAGTTCATCGCGTTCCATCTGTCGCATATTTTGTATGGCTTGCTGAACTTGTCAGGCTGGTACGAGCCGCTGCCTGCCGTTCCTCTTGCCTTCTTGGCTGGCGCGTCAAACTGCCTGCGCTCGTCTTCGGTCAGAGAAGCCAGGTGTTCCAGGAACTCTGCCTCCTTAATCTTCTTGTGCGCCTCAACGCTCCTGCCCACCTCGGTCTCCTTGAAGTCGAACACCTCAATGATGCCAGCTTCTTTTAGAGCCGCTATGTAGGCCGGGTACCTTGACACCACCTGGGACTTAATCTTGTCAGAGTGGATGGAGACAAAGCCAAGCTGCTCGAAGTTGGCTGCGTCCCGGTCGTTGTTGTAGAGCCTGCTTCTGCGTACTCGGTGCTCCTTGGCGATGAAGCTCACCAGGTGCATTGCCGTCTCCAGCTTCAGCGTTTTAGGCAAGGCCGCGGCAATCACCTCTGGGGTGAGTGCCTTTGGCAGCTTGCACACCGGGAGCTTTCCCGCTTTCTCCAGTTCGGCTACTCTCTTTGCTCTAGGTACATATCCAGCTCTTGGCATTACTTGGCTTCCTCTTCATCGATTTTTGTTGCTTGCGCAGCCTTCTCTTTGGCATAGTAGCCGCTTACCTTGTTCAGGTCCACACCCGAAATCAGAAGCATCTTCACTATGTCGTTGAGCGAGAACGGAAGCTCCAATCCGTAGCTGAGCTCAAGTTGTAGCATTCTAAGTTCTTGGTGTACCTCTGGCTTTACAGCCACCATCTTCTGCCTGGGTTCTTTGTTCTGTGTCATTGTTTGTGCGTTGATTTATAGTATATATCACTTATATCACCCTCCCTTGGCAGAAGTCTGAGATAAACTGTAACTATTTTAAGATTGGGTCAACGCGGCAAACAGGAGAACGGGGAACGATGAGCGACATTACCCTATAGTATATGTGACCTGATTGGTTGGGGTGGTTTCTGGTTTCTGGTTCTTGTCTGGTTTAAGGAACGATGAGCGACATTACCCTATGTATTATAACGGTAATTCTCCTGGTGGTTCCTGTTCTGTTCTGCTGGGCCTTTCTTTGTATTCCTGGTCGTACAGCTCCCAGAGCTTGGCCAGTTCCTTGTCTGCCTCCTCCTGTGTGATTTGGCCGCGCTGAAGTTCTTTGGCGGTTTCTACCATCGATTCTATTATTGGACATTGGTAGTCAGGCTGCTGTTTCTCCCACTCGATTGCCGCGGCTCTCTGCTCTGGTGTCATGCCCTCGAACGGGTCTGGCTCCTGGGTTTCTTTTTCGGTGTGCATAAAGATAGTTTTAGGTGTGAAACAAAAATTGTGTTTTAGCAAGACGTACCTCTCCTGCTTAGCCAGCAAAGCGCTTTGCGGCTAGAGAAAAAAATGGCCGTACTCTTCCTATCAGGGGTTTTGTAACGTCCTGTTAAATATGTTTGCTGAAATCGGTGTTTGGATTTCTTCTGCAAAGGTATGGGGGCGCAGAAGCGGAAAACGAATTTCCAATGTTAAGAAATTGTTAAGTTTTACTTTTTGGCTGTTCAGGTATTGTTTATTTGAAAACTATTGTCTATGTGTTTAAAAACTTTTGTCTAGATTTTTTAGCTAAAAACCCCTCAAACAGCCTGGAAATGGCACATATATAAAACCGCCGATGGACGCGCAAAAGCGAAAATCGGCGGTTAGTAAATGCAAGTAGAAATCAAAAGGAAAGTTTACAGCGACAAACAAACAACAGGAACGCTGACAGTAAAAGACGCCACAGGCAAGGAGGTGTACAGCTGCCACACCTTGGAGCTGGCAGACAGAAACAACGAACCCAGAGTCTCCTGCATACCGGCAGGGGAGTACACAGTAAAGAAGAGGACCAGCGCCAAGTACGGCCAGCACTTCCACATCTTGGACGTACCGAACCGCAGCTACATCCTGATCCACCTGGGCAACTACCACACAGACATATTGGGCTGCGTACTGGTGGGCAGCGGCCTGACTGACATCAACGGCGACCAGTACAAAGATGTCACCAACAGCAAGGCGACGATGAAGAAACTCTTGGCGTTGCTACCAGACGAATTCTGCCTCCAGATTGTGAAATAGGCTCCACCACCAAATCAGGACCTGCCACCCAAGTAAAACAACTTACAGAAAGCCCGGACTCGATGCCGGAGTCCTAAACGAGAAATGCCAACCTCTAATAAAGGTTGGCATTTTCTGATTTATGTGGCAGGTAGGCTGGGTGCTTCATCAAAGTATTTCGGTACCCCGAAGTGGTAGTCAAGCAGTCCGTTCAGTATCGACTTCTTGACAATCGGAATCCCGATGTTGTCCTCAAAAAAGTCGTAGTCGTCCTCAGACAGGGTGAACTCCACAGTGCTTTCGGCCAGCACATCGTTGATGTTGCCTTCCGGAACAAGGTAGCAACGGAACCTGACGGTGATGTTCCTGTCCGGTTCGTTCGCGTTAAACATCAGTAGCTTAAATATCTTCCTCAGCCCATTCTGGTGGCCGGTAACGAGTTGAGTTACACCTTTGCCTATCGTCAGGTCAAATTCTGCATCATTTATTATGTATTGGTGGTTGTCCATAGAAATCGAGTTCATTTTTTATACCAACTCTGACACAGTGGTCACTCCGTTGATGTCTACAGTTGTGTAGAATACCTTGCCGCTGGGCTTGTGTTCATGAAGCACATTGACATTGGTGTAGGGGCTGTTGATGGTCTTGTTGGCAATCTGCACCATTGTCCTGACCTCACCCAGCTGGCCCTTGAAGGTGTTGCTTAGCATTCTCACAAAGCAGCAGTACTGCACTGTGCTGTGGAAAACATTGCTTGAAAGGCTTTGGCTGTTGTGGTTGGCCTGGAAGACTCCCTTGCAGATGTTGCCGTTGGCAGAGGCATGCCCAAGCGAGATGTTCCACCGGAAGTTCCCCACAAACAGGTTGTTCTTGAAGTCGTCCGTAATGGTGGATTGTTCCCCATTAGCATTGAATACGTTGAACCGGAACCAGTTGCCGGTGTGCAGCTGGGCGCAGGTTCCCTTCCAAACGTTGTCATTGCAGTGGTCCTTCAGGTAGATTTCAACAGCCCGGTTAAGGAAGGTCATATTGAAGCAGCTGTTGCCAATCTTGATGTCGTAAATTGGCTGGGGCGTTGAAGCGGTGAAAGGCACAATAAAGACTATATTGTTGTAAAGGCTGAAGTCCTGGGCATTGAGGCCGATGCTTATATTGAACACATAGGCAGGGTCGATGAAGAATTCGCTGTTGCCCTGGCCGTCCGTAAGCCGGTTGAATGTGTAGAAGTCCCTGTAGTCGTCCAGGACGGCTGTGACAGGATAGCCGCAAAGGTTAGGGGTTGGCGACATCGCTACATAAGGTGTGGCCTGGGTTGTGCTGGCAGGGTTCCAAGCCTGGCACCAGTTATGGTTTGCCGCCGCATTAGAGGGTGTGATGCCGACAGTGCCTGACAGGCAGCAGATGTACAGCACATTGTTGTACATCACTATGCTGTTCCTGGCATAGGTTGTGGCCGGGTCATAGGCTGGGGCCGAAATCCTCCAGCGCCTGAATTTGACGTTCCTCCAGTCGTAGTAGAGTTCTATGCTGTGCTTGGTGTCCTTGCGGTAGATTATCTTTCCGGTTCTGGGTGTCACTCCGTCCTCACACAGATTGTCGAAGAAATCAAAATAGATGATGTCGGTCTGGTGATTAAGGGAGTATGCCTGAAGCGCGAAACGGTTTCCTCCTGTTGCCAGAAGCAAAAGACCTTCTGTCGGGCCTTCGTTTATGACCGTTGTGTAGGGAATATTATGCTTTGTGCGGTGGTCCGTAAGGTAGTAGTAGCTTCCGACCTTCAGCAGGCCTTCTGAGACCAGGGCAGCGAGTTCTGCGTAGGTGGCATTGACGACAACGGCCGAAGAACCTCCTGTGTCCAGGTTACCGTTCCTAGGCTCTATCCTTACCTCGAAGTGGTCGGTTTTGATCTGCCTCAGTTCTATCTCGTTCCTGACACCGCCAACGAACGATCTACCCGTCTGGTCCACCCTAACCGCCTTTTCAACACCGTCCACAGTTGCCTGGGTAATGCCGGAAGATGCCAAGAAACCAGTCAGAGTGTCTTCCGGATTCTTACTGTCGATGCTAACGCGCACAGGCAACGTCCTTTTTACGTTGGTGAGTATGTTTGCTTGGAATGCCTTGGCCACACCTGGCTCAGACGACAGGTAGGTGAATGAGCTTTTAAAATCGATTGTAACGGGAATGCTGGCTCCTGGGGCGTATGTGGAACTCTGTGCGAATTCAAGGTCCCAGAACGGAATGTAGCTGTGGCTCTGTGTACCGCCAAGTTCTGTGCCCTTCAGGTACCCTTCACCAAGCTGGACTACGTAATGTGCGATTTCAGTCCCCCAATTTTCAACAGTTGCCGGATAGTCTACGCCGTCCACTCGGACAAAACAGTCCTCCAGCGGCTTAAGTCGGTAGAGGCGTCCTGAGTTTGCGCCGTCAGTGGTATTTTTTTTCACATAGCGCTGCAACCCTTCTGCTTTTTCCGAAGTGAGGGTGTCATAAAGCTGCGAAAGGCTATCCACAGAATCAATACCTCCGCCGCCTATAGCTTTGCCGTTTTTGGTCAGTTCGCCTGTAAAGTTTACGTCCGAATTCACATTCAGCTTATCACCCGGTTCACTCGTTACGTTCTTGTTATTGAGTTTTATCTTGGTTTGCTTCACTTATTCATTACTCGCCTTTTTTCTTCCTTGTTGAACCCGTACAGGCCCAGAATCACAGGAAGTATGCCCAAAGCCAGCTCACCGCTAAGCTTGTCGTATGCTACCGCCCAGCCAATGCCCACCAACAACACAGTGGCTACTAGCGAGCTCTTCCAGCCTTTGTATACATTACTTAGTTTCATTCTTGATTTTCTGGTAGGTCTCCAGTTCCGTCAGTTTTAGCAGCACCTGCTGTAGAAGGTCTTTGACTTCCTTCATCTCTTTGTTTCGCTCGATTTCCTGTATGTAAAGCTTGTCGATGTTCTTTTCGTTTGACTCAATGCGGCTTTCTAGTTTGGTGACTTTGATGTTCCAGGTAATAAGTGCGCCTATGGCGGTCGCCAGATAGCCCACTATTGTCAGAACGGTGCTCATTTCAATGGTCATTGCTTAGCCTCCTATCCAAATTTTAGGCTCGTCCAGAAAGACAATGGGCGAAACCCCGGAGGTGGGCTTTGGCGCGTCTGGCTGTTCGTTTGAGAAGTACTGAGGGAAGTCTCCTCTGTTGTCATTCAGGAAACGCTCAATGTAGGACTTCATCTGCTCGGCCTTGGAGAGCACTTCTGAACGCTGCATCTTCATGAGTTCCACAGATGGAGCGTCTGCTTCTACCTTGTTGCCTTTGTTGTTGACCTCGAAAAGGTTGAAGATTAGGTCGTAGTGCACCATCAGCGCGAAGTAGGCTTTTACCTTGGCAAGCAGTTCAGTCTGTTTTGGTGTGATGGCGGTGTCGTTCTGGGTATGGTCCAGAAGCAGGTCGTACAGCGGGATGGAAAGCAGCTCCTGTAGGTAGAAGTCGGTGACGTTCTGGAAAGAAATCTTCAGTACCGTTGAGTCCTTTACTGCGATGTTTACCCGGCTTTTCAGGTATGCCTCATCGATTAAATACATTTAGTGTTAAGGGTGTTTTTTAGCCAGACGACTGGTCTTTTATGTTGAAATCGGCGAAGTCCGAAACGAACTTTCCTCTCTCGAAACTCCAGATGCCGGTCACTATTACAACCAGCCCCGGTCTGAAGCTGCGCCAGTTACCGTTGATTGCCTGGCCTACGTTCTTGGTGTAGCGGCCGGAAGCGTCCCGGATTGCTTTGTTCTTGCTGCCCGGCGAACTCCTTCCGGTGTCAAAGTACCTGATGGTCCTGGTGGAAGTGTTTCTTCTTTTTGGCTTCTTGCTGGTGGGTATCAGGTCAATGTTCCTGGTGCCGTACCTGGTGCCGCTTTCCTGCCCAGACCTGCCGAGCCTTTTGTTTTCCTCGTTGTTGGCGTAGATGAAGACGAATCGCACCCAGGTCTTTCTGCTCCAGAAGTAGAAGTCATCTATCGCAGCAAGCTCAAAACGGGCCATTTCGGGCTCCGTCATCGAGTTATATTTCTGGATTTGGTTCTGTAGCTTCTGGTACATCTTCGGTCTCCTCTGGGTCTTCTACATCGCCGTTTTCGTCGATGTGTGAGTCAAGAATGTCTTCCTTGCTGTAGCCATGCTCGGACAGCCAAACCTCAGGCTTAAGGAAGTCCATCTTCCAGGCTGGCACCTCTGAGTTCGTCATGAGCGCAGAGCTGGTAATTTCTAGCTCATAGTCTGTGTATCCGTTGAAGTCCAGCACCCGTTCCATGAAATTGATAAAAGGCTTCTGGAGCTGGCGTATCACTGTGTTGTAGTAAATCTCGAGGGAGTCTCTGTAGAGCTTGCCGTCGCTGCCTAGCTGGCTACCGTCTGGCGTAACACCTGCGACTATCGGGTTGCCTCTGTGCGCAGTTGAAATCTCAGATACATTTACCTCTCTTCGGGTCACAACTTTATCAGCGTTGTCTGTTGCGTTAAGTGGTGTAAGTGTGATTGCTTCCGCATCCTCGGTAACGGTCACCATTAATTTTGATGCGTTCTCAGCTCCGGTGAATGCTTTTGTGGTTTTGGTGATAAACTCAGCCTTCTGGTCTTCGGTCATAGGCGCATTCACATTCAGTAAAGCAGACCCGAAGAAACCGTTCAACACATCATTCAGAGCGAACTTGCCTACTTCATTTGCCATCATTATGTAAGTCAATGCGCTGGCGTAACTTACAAGCGGGTAGAACGGGTTGCCGAGTGCTCTCTTGTGGTAGAAGAAAATCTGGGTAGTCTGGTTTATATTGTTCGGATTGAAGCGTTCGTAGTAAACTGGCGTATTTATAGTAGTATTCGTCCAGTCTGCACTAGCCCAATATCCCTGCACATTCCCTAACTCGTCCAGGTTCTTGTCTACCCGTACCTTTGAGGAGTCCAGGTAGTCCACTGCGACGATTTTGTTCTTCAGCTTGTTGTAGCGTACCACAACAGCGAACGTCTCCAGGACTGAAAGGTCGTTTGCCACCAGCTCCAGCAAGTCGTCGGCAGACTGACCTTCTTGGTTGATGTTCTCCAGGAAAGGCGCGATGTCGTCTGAGTAGCTGAGGCCTTCCGAGAGTATCAGTTCGGCGCGTTTGTTGACAAAGCTCTGGTGCACCGTAGAGAACGGCACCAGCTTAATCAGGAAGTCCGGCCAGAAGTTGTTGTCGCCGTAGTTCACCCAGGCATTGGTGCTATACCTTAGGTTGGTCAGGTTCACCGTAGGCATCTTCACCTCGGCCAGCTGTACGTTGAAGACGCTGGGCGAAGCTTTGGCGGGTGCTGTCGCTGGTGTCTTATTTATTCTCTTTTTCAAATCATTGTTGAGGATTTTTTTAGGCGATTACCGACCATGCGCCGCCTTGGAATACCAGCTGCACAGAGCCAAGGTCAGAGTTGATTTGGAAGTCTGACTCACCGTCTATCAGATAAGAACCGGACTCCAGAATGACTGGCGAAATGCTGGCATCGAATGTGGCCTTGAAGTAGTGTGACTGGCCTTCTACCGGTGCAATAGGGAGCAGCACAGTGTATGGTTCAGGTACCTTAATGAAATGCAGGTCATTAGTCACCTGTGAGTTATTGGCCACTACGGTAACCACCTTGTAAACATTTCTTGATGATGAGTTTCCCCCACCTGTATTGCCTCCAGTGTCTGGTGTGTGGCCAATTGGAGGGTTTGAGTAAGAAGGCTGCGGGGTAGTGCTGTCGAGTTCCGGGTTCAACGTAAGAGTAGTCATTAGCCTGTAAGAGACCTCTTCCACTTCATTCAGCTGTTTGGTGACCAGCTTTACGTTGTAGGCGCCGTCTTCCGTACCGGCGTCATAACTTGCTGAAAGGCCCTGTTTGTAGCCAAGCAGCCAGAAGCGTCCGTTGCGGTCCTCTATGATAGCAGTGGTGTCGTTCTTAACCAGTTCCTTTATCTGCCTGCCTGTGTCGGTTTTCAGCGCAGGAACTCTGAAGCTCACCTCTACCGAATAGACTGTGCCGGCCTTTGAGGTCTCAGACTTGACAGAGAAAGCAAGCGCCTCCAGCCTGTCCCACATGCCGAAGTTGCCTGTCATTGTGAGTGCGTCCACCTGATTGTCTACAAAAGCGTAATCAGTGACCTTATCTGCTTCCACAAGGAACAGCTTTCGGCAGCCAGTCAAGCTGAAGTATGTATTGTTTGTGAAGCTGTTTATCATTACTGGACGGTGGCTTGTTCGGTGTAGATTGTGGCGCCTTCGGCGTCAGTGACAGTGAGTGTGCAACCGCCCAGAAGCTTGGACAGGTCAGCCGATTCTACAGTCAGTATGTATGAGTTGTGGAACTCCTCAGCCTCGAATGAAAGCTCTAGCTCCCGCTCCGAGATGGTGTTCCTGAGTATGATTTTCTGGCCCGCCTCAATCTTGGGCGAATGCGTCTTGTAAAGAAGTACGCGCATCGGTTGGCCGTTCGTTAGTGTTATCATTCACCCTTATATATGTCGCGGCCCTGGATTTATTTGGCAATAAAAAACCCTTGCCACAGGATGCGGCAAGGGTAAAAAAGACTGTTTTTGGAAGGGTTAGACTGCTGGAGCGTCAGTAGTGTTGATTAATGCGGTTACATCAGCGGTCACTACAGGGGCGTTGCCAAGGTTCTCACCAGACAGGGTGAAGTTCTGGGCACCGTCTTCGTCGGCAGAGTTGTCTGTGAAGGCAGAGCACTTTAAGCCGTTGGTCTGGCCAAGCATTATCCACTTGCCGTTGGGCTTCTGAACCAATGCAACGTACTCCATTCCAAGAATCACAGAGTGCGCTTTTACGTTGTTTTCGTTCTCCACCTTGAAGGTAAGAGTCTGGGCGATGTGCTTAGCGTTTAGCTCGTTGGTGTAGGAAGCTGACTTCTTTACAAAGACAATCTCATGGAAAAGCGCACCAGTTTCCAGGGTGATGGCAGTAACGTCAGTTCCTGCATTACCTCCACCTGTTACGCTTGTGATTTTGGCTTTTTCAATCAGAGCAACTCGAAGCACACTTGGAAGCGAGAACTGAGAAGTAGCTGCGCTGCCGAAGGTTGAGTTCAAATATGGCATTTTGTGCGGTTGTTATTTTTAGAGAGAGGGAGCGTTAACTCCCTCACTTAAATTGTTTCAGTAATTAGACTACTGGCGCAGCGTAGATTACTTTTTGAGACGGAACACAAACGGCTGCGTCCATAGTGAACACAGACTTGATGAACATCTCGTCTCCGGTGTTGTTCACCTTGTCAACCTGGATGGAACCCATATCAGAGATAAGGTCAGTCGCCCAGATGAAGTCGCTAGGACGTCCAGCTGCCATAGTATTGACACCAAGCGGAACGTAAACGATTTTAACGTCCAGGAAGTAGTCGGCGTCCTCGCCAGTAACGATGAAGTCTCTGTAAGTTGCTGCAAGGTTAGCCTGACGAACCAGTTTCTTCACAGAACGGTCAGCGTAGATGACAACGTCACCGGATTCAAGCAATTCACCGTCGATGGCATCGTATACCTTGTTCAACTCGTCTTTCAGGTTGGCTACCGAAAGAGTTGCAGCGGCAACCTCTGTCACATCGGCATCTCCCTGCAAGATGGTTTTGATTTTAGCCCAGAAGTCGTTCTCCATTGCCAGAGAGATTTTAGGCTCCATCAGGCCAAGAACGGCAGACAGGTACTCGTTAGACTCAAGCTTAGCGGCACCAGCGGGCATATCCTTGCTGAAGCGAGAGAAACGAACGTCCTCGAAGTTGAAGGTCTTAAGGACCATCTTCTTGATTGGCGTCACAGTCGCGTCAGCGAAGTTGATTGCGCCTTGGCTGTCAGCTGCGGTAGCATTTACCTTGTAGTCTTGGATCGTAACAGAACCGCCAAGAGATGTGATGGTAGTTTGCGCCTTTACGTTGTCAAGCAAGCGCACATAGCTCTTCGCGATGGTGTTGTTCGCGAAAAGGATTTCAGAGAAGATTTCAGAGAAATGTTCACCGGCATAAACTTTAGGGGTGTAAGTCATTAGTGTTTAGGGGCACTATTTTTGGCTAGCTTTTAGGGCTGCTAGTCTTTTTTGCGCTGGGGATAGGTCTGATGCCTGTGCGCTAAGGGTTACTTTTGAGTCGGCTGGCTCTGCTTCTATCTTGGCCAGTTTCGCGCTTAGCTCTGCTTTCTCTGCGTTGGCAGAATCAAGCTGTGACTGAATTGCGGCTACTTGTTCCTTAAGTCCAGCGATTGAGGCTTTCAAAGTATCAATCTCGTTTTCCTCGGCCAGTTCCTCCTCCTCTTTTTCCTTCTCAGGGTCAGCGGCAGGGGTCTCTTCTGGTGTAGCTTCTGGCTGTTCTTCGGCTGGCTTGTCCTCGGTTGAGGGAGAATCTTTTTTCTCTTCTTCCTCTTCCTCGGCTAGCTTGGCTTCCGCAGCAGGTTTATCCGAACTAAAGGCCCAATTGATAAGTCTGTCGAAGGCGTTGCGGGCCTTTTCTTTCTTCTCGTTTTCGTTGGTCATATTAGGGGTTTCGATTATTACCCTTATATATGTCGCAACTTGGTTTCATCTCATTTGTGGTGTGCTAGAGGTCAAGCAAATCCACAAGGTCATTCAGAATGTCCTCTGCCTGGTCTTTCTGGGTTTCCAGTTTGATGTCTGCGAGAACGAATTTGCCTTCAAGACTGAAGCCGTTGCGAGATTCAACTTCTGCCCATACTTTAGGGTCTGGGAAGTGGTAGGTGGCGAATAGGGTGCCAGGTACAATACCTTTGAAACCTAGTGCTGCTGACTTGTCTATGGCGGGGTCTTCAACAATCCAAGATTCAATCAAGATACCCTCAATTTCATCATGCGCAGAGTGGTCCAGGTTGCTGTGTTTGGTCTCGCCCTGACGCATAAACTTGTTGCGGATTCTCTCGATTTCATCCCTGCCGAATGTCATGTAGTATTCAAACCCTGTTTCCTTAATTCTGCGGTAGACAAGCTTTTCTGGAATAAGGATTGGCCCAGTGGCATACTGCTTTGCCTTATCTGATGCCAGCTTAACAGAGTAGTCTTCTTTCGCCAGCTTGACGAAATCAACTTCTATGGCCGGGCGGTCTACAACAGAAATAAGTTGTATTCCCTTAGTGTCATCTAGGTCGTCTACATCAAATCTGTAAACTGGTAAGTCTTTGTTCATTTCTGAGTTGGTATTTTTTAGGCGTAAGCCGCTGCGTCCATCACCTGGACTCTGGTCTGGGCTTTCGAGATTTCGTCCACACCTACCGTAATCGGTTTCTCCAGATTTGCCTGGAGCATTGAGTTCAGCGCGTCCAGTTTCATTTCAAGGCCAGCATTTGGGTTGATTTCCTGTGCAAGGTTCGCACCTACCATACCGCCGTCAGCGTACCCTCTCAGGCGTTGCGCTTCCAGGTTGTTAATCAGTGCGCCGTTCTTCTTGACGATCTCCTGCGGAATGACGTACTCGCCCTTGTGTACCACACCGGCCACCTCGTACTTGCCGCCGTCACCAGTGTAACCGCCGTCAGCAAACCCCTTGGCAGCGTTCTTCACAGTGGCGATTGCTCCTACCAAAGTGGCTGTGGCAGCGATGGCCAAGGCGATGTTGTCCCAGCCGCTAAAACCTTTATCAGCTATTTCAAAAATGGTAAGAGCTGCTTTGGTGCCGACCATAACGGCTTGGACTGCGGCAAGTGCAGCAGATAGCTGGGCCTGTTCCTTCAGGGTCTCCTCTTTCTGTTTCTCGATCTTGAGCTTGTCCTGCTCGGCCTTCTTGATGCGGTTGTCTTCGACCTTACGTTCTTGCGCAAGCTGCTTCTCTTTCTTGCGTTCCTGCTCCAGCTGCTGGATTATTCTTTCCCTTGCTGTGCCTTTGGCAGTAAGAAGCTCGTTCTCCAGGGCATCTATGTTGGACCTCACTTCAGACGATTGGCTGTCTATCTCACTGAGCCTGCCCTGCACCTCCTGTATGAAGCTGTCGAGTTCTGACATCCTTGCATCAAAGGCACTGATTGCGGCATCGGTGACGGAGTCGGAAATGCTCTGAATGGTGCTTGAGATGGTAGAATAGGTCTCCATCGCCTGGGCCATCATCTGTTCCCGGCGCTCTATGTCTTTCTGGTGGTCAGCTTCCTTCTTAGCCTGGATTGCGTCGTCTATGGCCTTGGTCTGGTTGGCGTAGTCCAGGTCTATGGCGACTTTCTTGTTGGCGTACTCCTTGTGCAGTGCGGCCAGTTCCTCCGGAAGTATGCCCTTGACGGCTTTCTCCCTTTCGTACCAGTCAGCCAAATTCTTTTCGTCTGCAGTTTTGGCCATCTGCAGGTAGTCCTTCTGAAGACCGAACTGGTTTCTGAAGCCTGCCTCAGCAGCCTTTAGCTTGAATGCCTCCAGGTCAGCGACGCTGCTACGCACACCTGCGTCTACAAGGCGTTTGTCGTATTCCTGGTTGGTTGCTTTTACCGCTGCGTTATACTCGTTCTCTGCCGCAATCAGTTCGTTTTTAAGCGTCAGCAATGCAGCCGCTTTATCTGAAGTATTGGCAAGTGTTTCGTAGGCTTTTACCGCCTCGCTGTTGTATTTAAGCTGCTCGTCCAGGATTGCCCTCTGGATGGCAAGCGCCTCCTCTCTGGAAACCGCTTCGGCCAGCTGTATTTCGAGCTTCTGTTTGGCGGCCTCATACTCATTTTCTAAAGTGTCTTTTACCCGATCCGCGTTCTCTTTTGCCGCCGCGTAGATTTTCTCGTCTGACTCCAGCTTCAGGCGACTGGCCTCGGCGTTGTTTGCATTAATCTGGGCCTGAAGCTCAGACTCCTGCTTGCGCATTTCAATGGACTTTGCACCTCTTGCGTCAATGGCGTTCTGTGCCGAAACGTAGGTGAGCTGCGCCTTCAGTACATTGTTTTCCAAGGCGAGCTGCTGTCGTCTAGCGTTCATGGCAGCTTCTGCCGCCTTCTTTCTTTCCGCCAGTGATTTGAGGTCTGAGTCAGCTATCTGCTGGTTTGCCTCTATGATGTTCTGGAGTGTCTGTCTCTGCTTTACAGCTGCGGCGTCTGCCTCTTCGTAGGCTTTCTTTAGCTTGAGAATGGCGACACCTTTGTTGCCTGCTTCCTCAATTTTCTTTCCCAGCGCGGAAACGGCGGCACCTGCTTTGTCAATGGCGCCTTCTACTCCGGTGTAGAGCTCTATTACCTTGTTACCTGCTTCCTTGAAGTCGCCGCCCTTTACAGCGTCCCAGATTTGGGTCAGAATGACAAACTTGCCCTTGAAGTAGTTGATGATGTCGTCCAGTAGAATCTTGGGGGATTCCGCTACTTTCTTGAAGTAACCTGAAATGTCGTCGCCCACTTTCTTGAAAGTACCGCCAAGCTTGTCGATGTTGCCTACCGCTGTGACAATCCACTTGCCGAGGGAGACAAGGCCATCTATTACCAGATTGGTGACGCCTTCCAGGTATGCCATTCCCTTGGCCATTTTCGCGCTGCCTTCCGTTGACTTTGTGAAGTAGGAAACCAGCGCACCAAAGGCGATTACAAGAAGGCCAATACCGGTAGAAGCGAATGCAGCCTTCAGAATGCCCATTGATTTGGCTCCCTTGCTGCCGAACATCTCTATGGCTTTGGTCAGGTAAGCGTTCTCGATACCAAGCTTCTGAGTGGCCGCTGTAAGAACTTCTGTGGAGTCAACAGCTTCGCCAAGGGAAGCAGTCATACTGCCGATGCCGTCTTTCAGGCTGGACGCTACGCCCTTCAGCTTGTCCAGTTTGGAGCTGTTCAGTTCGTCAACGTTCTTCTGGGCCTTCTCCAGCTCAGTGGAAGTCTCGGCTATTTTCTTCTGTAGGTCCTGGAAGTGTTTTGTGCCTTGCTTGGCACCGGCAAATTCTGCCTCCAGCTTGGTCAGCTGCTCTTTTAGATTAACTACCTCCTGGATGGATTTGTCTATGCCATCAATGTTGAGTTTGTGGGTCTTTGTGGCCATTTAGAAATGAGGGCAGGAGGCGATTTTTACCGCCTCCTGCCCTTATATATGTCTCTGGGAGAGACCTATTTATTGGGTCACCAGCTTGTAGAGCTTGATTCTGGCGACGTTGCTGGAGACTTCGTAGTTCTTGATGCTCTCCAGTAGGTATAGCTCGTTGTCTACACTTATAATGTTCCTTCCGTTCAGCTGCTCGTACAGGACAGGGTTCACCTTGAATGGGCCTTCTGAGTAGTTGGACCAGTTCGTCACCAGAAGGTCGTTCGAGTAGAGTTCCAGAAAGAGAGACTTGCTGCCCTCCATGCTAAGAGACTCGGAGTCCAGCTCGTCAATTTTGGCCAGCGAGACCAACATACCGGTGTCGTTTTCGGTGTAGATGTTGCCCGTTGTGCTTGGGTTCAGCCTGAACTCCCTGGTGGCTGGCAGCAATTCAATTTCATATCCCGGCTGCTCCCTCATATTGAAGAAAGCAAGCTTAGGTATGTGCTTGCCATTGTTCATAAAGTACTGGTCTACCGGGAAACCTCCGGGCAAATTTGGGGTTCTTGGGAACTTGATGTAGTAGACGTTCTGCGCGTAGGTGTTTTCCCCAGATGCCGATGTGTGGGTGCCTGGTTTAAGGTAGCCAGCGCCGTAGTAAAGCGCCAGCTTCGGCTTGTAGTTGAACTCAGACCTTGCCTCGAAATCGTTCAGGATAGAAGCGTCAACAACCTCTGTGGCCGGTATGGCGGCAGGCACCAGGTCAAAGCCAGTCTCAGCTGGAATGATGTCGCCGTCCCACCTTGCAATTGGTATCTTCAGGAAAGCCAACGGTGCAAACGGTAGCTCGTAGACGTCACCTTCTACAGTAGCATTCACCCTGTCCATGTAGTCGGTGTAGGTGAGTATGTGATCAGATTCATCAGAAGCCCACTTGAAGTAGGTGTCGGCAATGTCTTTGTCGCTCAGCGGTGTCTCCTCGAACTCGTCAAGGTTCATGGTTGCGCTCAGGTCCAGAATGTTGTTTCTGTTCAGCGCGAACCACTCGTCCCTGGTGTAGAGAATCACCTTGCCTGCATTCTCGTCTATGTCGTAGTAGAGGTTGAAAAGCTTGAAAACCGCCTGCACAAACTCAAGCTGCGTCATTTCAGGAAGGAACTTAGCAGGGTCCAGAGTGGTAGGTCCGTCCAATGCTGTAATCTTGAACCAGCTGTTGTCGCTGTTGGCAATCAACATCAGGCCCTCTGGGTGAATATCATTCCGTACCGCTACGTATACCTGCGCCTGGTATTGCTTGCCCTCTTCCAGATAAGCGGTGAACTGTGTTCTGTTCAGGTGCTCATTGTTTGAAACAGACAGTGTAGTATTGAGAGAAGTGTTCAGAGTGGCGTAGTCTGTAAGCCCATAGAAACTGAAAGAGGAGTAATCAAGCGGCGGTGTGCCATTAGGTCCTTCAGTGTACTGGCTGTCTGTTATCTCTCTGAAAAGCAGGTGCTGTTTGGTCTCTATCTTGGTGCTGCCGCCGTTAGTCGCGTTGTGGGCATACGTCTGGGTCTGAATATCAAAGGTGTAGCTGCCGGTGTACTTGCAGGTGTAAACTCCGTCGTTACCCAGGCTGAATGACAGGTCACCGCTTTTCTCGGCATTGTACACTGCATAACCGGTAGGCTCTATGCTGTAGAGCTTGTAGTCGCTGCCCTCAAAAACTGATGCCTGGTTGTAGTAACCGTAGGCAGTTTTGGTTGACATCAGGTTCAGCGCAGCGTAGTTATAAGGTCTGGAGCTGCCGCTGAAAAGCAGGATCATTCTCCTGAACTCCTCGCGGTCCAGAACAGAGCCTTCCAGAGTGTAACCAGCGTCTGCGAAGATGTTTTTGAATATTGCTTTGCCGAAATGGCTAAGGCCGAAATCCTCGTAGAAGAACGGGTAATATGTACCGTTCACCGTACCGCCCAACAGGTTTTTGATTCTGGCGAAAGAGTCCACAAGGTAAGTGAAAGCTATCTCTGACTCCTCGCCAACCAAGTCCTTGTCCAGGTATTCCCAGACAGTTTTGTCACCTTCAAATGCAAGAGGTGTGAAAGACTTAATATCCACCAGTTTCTTTTCTGCGTTCAGAATGTCCACCAGTCTGCCGCCGGAGTTGGCCACAACGAAACCCTCAAACCCGGTACGGCTGACTTTGTTCATGATGAACTCTCCCAGAATGACCGTAACGCCGTCCACAACCACCTCGCACCTGTAGCTGGCTTTGAACTTGCCGATGGCCTGGCGTTCGTTCTGGAAGTCGAAAATAGCTTTGTTTACCTGTGTAATCGGGAACTTGATGGTATATGAACGGGCACCCGTTTTCTTGAGGGGGTTCCTGAACTCGCTCACAATCTTGTCGAGCGTCACTTTCAGGTCCTCTGAAATCTGGGCGTACTTTCCGTTGATGTATATCTCTAGTCTTTTCACTTAAAGGCTGATGTGGTTTTTCTCGAACTCGGGGGATACGGTGAGCTCGATGGTGTATAGCTTCTGTAGGTTGTCGTACTTCACAGACTGGTCAGAAATCCTGACGTAGCGCCCGTTTATGCGTACCACAGGGCTGTGCAGCAAGTCATTTACAAGCCAATGGTATGTCGCCTCGTCCAGATAGGTGGAGTAGTAGGTCTCGGTCCTGGAAGAACTGACGGAAGACACCCGGTCAGCGCCAAATGCACCGAACAGGTTAGCCTTGAATTTCAGCTCTGAGTCTTTGTACCTAGTGAACTGCACTATGTCAAAGCTGCCCTTCAGGTTCATGAACTGAATCTCCACCGGATTGGGCAGAGACTCAGCTACATTGTATGTCTTGGTGTTGGTTATCTTCATCTTTTGTTTGCGCTGTTTTAGATGCCCCCTGGACCACCTATGCCGCCGCCGTTCTGCCAGCCTGCGTTGTAACCGGCGTTGTATGCGTCATTGTCTTCTATCGACATCAATTCATCTAGTGGCGGGTTAGGGTGGTAAGGTGAACCGTTGATTGCATCTTGGTAGCCTTCGCTGTAGCCTTCTTGGTACCAGTCTCTGGGTATCTCATCAAGCGCCGGTATGGTGACGGTGACAACGGTATTTGAGCCTTTCACATAGTCACCGAACTGTGAGTTCTGCAGGGTAATTGTCAGCATCTGCTCGAATTCTGATTTGCCCATACTGTAGCCCATTCTCCTGCTTGTACCGTTGGCAGTCATTGAGACAGACTGGTTCCCGGTGTGCGTTGGCGAGATGGTGTAATGGATGTCATAGAAGCTGCTGGAAGCCTTGGATGCGGTGAACTCCAGTGTGAAGTCGTAGAAATTGCCGTTGTCCTGCTCTGAGTACAGCGTCATATTGACTGTGTTGACAGTGGCGTAGCCTGCATTGTAACCATTCAGCCAGTAGGTGGCAGATGCTCCGGTATAGTAACTTGGTGCGGCTGTTTTCTTGGCCACCGCATTCTGTGCGTCTGACTGGCCGGTAGCGTAGCCATCGTCATAGACTGCCTTGCCGTCTGGGTAGCCTTCGCTGTAGCCTTGCTGGTATGCTGCGCATTGTTCAGTCGTTGTTCCGTTTGGACAAGCGTTGTTGGATGCTTGGTTGTTGCCTCCGTCAGCGAATCCTTCATTGTAACCGTCCTGGTAGAATTGTTTCCTGTGCTCGCCCTCGGCGTAGCCTGCTGAGTAACCGTTCTGGTAGGCAGAGCAGTTGATGCCTGTTCTGACTCCGCAGGAATTGTCTTGCGGTGTGCCACCAGTAGAGTCAGCCAGACCTTCGCTGTAGCCCTGGTCATAATGGATTACCGTATCTGCGTAACCATCACTGTAGCCGGTCTGGTAATCAGAGCAGTCTGCGGCTGTCATTTCCACCGTACAGGCTGGCAGGCTGTAGGATTTGGTGGAGCCTGCCGTCTGGCCGATGGCATAGCCTTCGTCGTAGTAATTTTTGGAACCGCTGTTGGTGTAGTCGATGTAGACTTCGTACCGTTTCAGCTGAGCCCTTTTTGCTGCGTCAGGTTCAATCAAAGAAGGCGCTACGCTGAAAGTGTAGATACCACCCTCGGTCACAGGGCCGGTGGTCACAACCGTATTCAGTACAGAAGAACCGTCTTTGTAAAACTTGCTGGCCACCAGGTTGAGCTCCTTGTCTATGCCGTAGCGGTCATTCAGCACCAGAACACTGAGCAAGCCTCTCTGGTCAAGGCGTATGTCGCTGCCGTTTGGCTGGTTTGTGAGATAGTTCACAGGTGCTGTGTAGTCAGCCAGATAGTCTTCCAAGTTCTCAGTTCCTTCCAGGTCAAGCGCCGTTCTGAGGGCAAACTTTACGCTTGAGGTGTACTCAACCGTCTTCACCTGTAGGGTGCCGTTGAACGTCAGGACACCTGCTTTCACATAGTAGCCAACGTAAGCGGAAGTATCTCTCTGGAAAGCCAAGTTCGGGTCAGGCAGGGCGTAGTCAGCGAACGCGTACTGCAAAACAGAGCTGACGTCAAAGACGTAGGTGCCATCGCCTTTGCCGCCTATGGAAAGAGTGGTGAGAAGCTGGCCTCCGCTGGCAGGCTGGGTCTCGGTGATGTTGTGCGACGCTATCCTGTAGATTTCGCAGAAGGCTCGGTCTCCCACCTGGTAATCTGACTTGCTGAAGCCGAACTCTATCTTGTTGTATGCCGCCTGGATGAAATTAGGCTGCCTGGTAAGTGTTAAGGCCAATGTGTGGTTAGTGCTATTTCTTGTCGTTGAAGTGGAAGTCAACGATGCTCAGTATGTCAGGAATCAGCTGCTCCTCTATCACCTCTGAGATTAGTTTCTCGGCGTATTCCAAAGACGCCTGAATGAATGGCCTTGCCTTTATGCCGTTCCTGAAGATGCTCTGCTGTATTGCCCAGGCAGCGTCGTTTATGGACTTGCTGGACACCTTCCTGAACCTGCCTGTCTTCTGGTCCCTGCCCCCGATACGGTAGCGTTTAAGCCACTTTATGAGCGCCTGTATGGGCACTTTCTTCGCGAATGGTCTTCTGCCAGTCTCCAGGTATTGGGCTTGTTCTGGGAGGTCTATGCGTACCCCATCGGTAGTGAATTCCACCTCTGTCCTGGTGACGAAACTGCTGGAGCCGTCTTTCCTGAACTTGTGCCTGCCGCCTTTCTCAGCTTCCGCGATGATGTATTCCTTAATCATTCTGGCGGCTTCTGCCAGTGGTTCATTCAGTTCTTTCTCCAGCTGCTCGGCTGTGAATACGCCACCTTGGCCTTTGCCTCTGGTCACCTTCTTAATCCTGCTGAACTTCGTTGCCATCACCCTTATATATGTCAGGGCCAGACAGGTATTTGACAGCAGAACCACCAGATAAGCCCACACACCAGATACTTATACTATAGGGTAATGTCGCTCATCGTTCCTTTTTTAAAACAGAAAAGCCACCCGTTTAGGTGGCTTTGTCTTAGAGTATGTTGCCGAACTTTGGTATGCCTGATAGGTCGGGCTGTTGCATACCCGAATTTAGCCTGGCTGTGTACCGGGCAATGGTTATGGTGAACTCACCGTTGCAGGTGGCCAGCCGGTCGTCGCCCTCGTCGTAGTAAGGGATTCTGTTGGCGAAGCCTACGTCCATCTGTGGGCTGAGCTCCTGTAGCTGGTGGTGTATCTCGTCAAATATCTGCGTCACCTTAGACATGGCCAGAAACTCGTCGCCGTCTGCCGGTATGCGGTCAGCAATCACTAAGTTAATGCTGTAGGAATCTGATTGCTCTGAGTCCTGGTTTATCTGGAAGTTGTGCTCCAGGAAGGCGAGAGGGTAGAGGTTGTCTTGGAAATCGTTCAGGTCAAGGCCTGTCTTGAACTCAGCTACGGCAAGATGCGCTTCACACACCGCCTTGATTACGTCCCGTATGCCTTTCAGCCCTTGGATTGTTAGTTGTACTGGCATTTATCATTTCTGCGGATTTTGTCGTTCGAGCATCTGTAGGCCCTTCTGGAGTATGGTGTTGTCTATTTCGTAAGCATAGTGAGCCAGGACATCGGCAGCTTTCGTATCAAATACAAGTTGAAGCTCAGTAACAGATTTCGCCATCTTGTGAGCCAGCCCGTACCAGCCCCACCGTTCGCTAAAATCCTTCTCAAACTCAGCTCTTTCTCCGTCACTTCCGCCCTCAGCATTGAATATTGATGGGAAGCCTGCTGCGATAGCTTTCGCCTGAGTAAAAAAAAACTGTTGATGCCGAGTACGGTCTCTGCGTCCAGATTCTCGAAAAGTTCAGCTCTGGCTTTCAAGTCCTTTTCTTTAAGCGGTTTCTCGCCCACTTTTCTGCAAAGTATGGCCAGCTTCAACAGGTAGCCCTCTTCAGGTTTCTCAGCGAAAATCTTGTTGATGGTCTGGAAGTCTGCATACTCTCTGAAAGAAGCGTCTTCCAAGTCCCTTACATAGAAGGTCTCGTCGTCAATTTTGAAGTGGACCACCGGCTTGTTGTAGTCGAGTGCCTTGTCAATGAAGTCCAGCTCGTTCACTACCTTAGAAATCAGGTAGGGGTTGCCGTCTATCAATTCATCATAGGTCAGGTCAGTGAAAACAGCCGCGATACGGGCTGCCTTCTCAATGTCGCCCATTGTTCCTGCGTTAACTTTCATCAGCTCTCTGAACTGCTTGAAAGTCACCTCGGACCAGCTGGTGGGTAGTACGTATTTCTTCTTGTCGAATTTAATCTCTTTCATCAACCTTATATATGTTCTTCGGTTGGCGGCATTTAAGAGAATCCGTAGTAGAAAGACTTGCTCTTGGTTACCAGCTCCTGTATGGCGTACACCATTGCGTCCACCATATCGTCGTTTTTACCATTAGGGAAGATGCTCACCTGGTCGAGGAACGGCTGAACATAAGCGCCCTCAATAAGTACCACCCGCATTGACTCTACTATGTCAGTCACACCGTAGGCCCGGTCTTCTTTGGACTCTTTGCCCGGTTGCAGTTCTTTCAGGTTGAACATTGTGCTCTCTCTCAGCTGCTGAATCAGAGACTGGCCTGAAGCCTTGCCTTCTATGTGTACTCGGCTGCCTGGTGTAGCAAACTTTGGAACATATTCTTTGATGTATTTCAGCAGCTCAGGAAATTCAAAGTGCTTGGTGCGCACCTCTCTGATGAAGACTATATTGCCTACTCTGGCAGCAACTACGATGGCAGACGGGTCGTTTTTCTTGTTGCTTGTGAAGGCTGTGTCCAGAAAGAAATGCCAAGTAACTTTTTGAGTTGCCGTCATTTGCTGGAACTCCTCGTATGAAATCACCTTGAAACTGGATTTCTTGAACATACCGCCACCGCTTGGGGCGGGTGCCTGCATATACTGGCCAGCATACTTGTAAGGCTTCTTCTTTAGAACCTCCAGCCTGGAATGGCCTAACCTTACTGGGTCAAAGAGACCGTTTCTGTAGTGCTGTTTGAGTTCTGCCGGTTTTACGTCTTCGTTCAGTTCGGCAGGAATGCAGATGTGGTCAAACTGCTCTGGGTATTGGTCTAGCAGGTAACCAGTCAAATCCTCTTCTGACAGGCGCTGCATCACAATTATTCTTAGCCCTACCTCTGCGTTGTTAAGGCGGTTTTCTATGGTGTTGTCCCACCAGAAATGTACGTCTTCCACCTTGGCGTCTGACTCAGCTTCATCTGGCTTCTGAGGGTCGTCAATCACAATGATGTCTGCGCCCATACCGGTAATGGTACCGCCAACGGAGGTAGAAACCCTGGCGCCTCTGGCAGTGGTCTCGTAAGATGTCTTGTTGTTTGCATCTTCGGCCAACCTGACATGAGGGAACAGCTTGCGGTACCACTCAGACAGGATCAATGTGCGGCCGTCAAGTGCAAGCTTGGTTGACAGTGTGGCTGCGTAAGAAGCGGTAATGAACCGCATATATGGGTATTTGGCCCAGACCCAGGCAGGAAAACACACCGAACAGATAAGGCTTTTTGAAGTCCTTGGCGGTATGTTGATGATGATGTCCCTAGTCTTCTTCTCGCCGATTGCGATGCGCTCTACCTCGGCTTGTAGACGGTCGCACACATACTTGATTATTGGGGAGTCAACGTATTTTGTGTGCGGTTCCAGGACTTTGAAAGCCCGTTTGAAAAACTCGTAAAAGCTTGATTGGCAGATGGCAGCTTCAAGCAGTGTGGGTGTTATTCCTTGTAGTTGGTTAGCGGTTCGTTTATTTTTATTCAATTACATTTTCGTCCGTATTTTGGTCTGCCTCTTCGTAATCGGCTTCTTCATAGTCCACATCTATAATTTGCCCAGGCATAAGATTTTGAAGCTGTAGAAGTAATTCCAGCGGAAGTACAGACAGGTCTAAGGTTGGCTGGTTGGTGTTGACGTTCTGGTCAATTCTAATAATGTCCAGCCCTTCTATTTTATCGAGTTTGGTGCGTACGTCAGCGGCTTCTTTGTACTTGCCTTGTTGGTACAGCTTGGAGTATAGATCCCTGTATTGGGCTCTTGCCAAATTAAGCCTGGACTCCTGCTCTGCCCGGTCCGGTGCTTTGGCTAGGTACTCTTTAACCTTCTTGAGGTAATTCTTTGCAGTGCGCTCGGTGTCCTCAAACTTGGTGGCGAACTCCCGAACGATTTCCATGTATTTGACACCCTGAATCCATCTCTCGTAGCAGAAGTCAAAGCGCTCCTCTTTTCTTGTTTTAGCGACTTGAAGGGAGCTGTTCATGATAGCAACTCCCTTAGTCTTTTTCTTTTCTGACATTTTACTGTGGGATTTTATTCGTCCTCTTCCTCGAAGTTCACCAGGAGAATGGTGTCTCCCAGCTTGATGCCGTACCAGCCGGTGAGCCAGTCTTTCTTGTCCAGGAGAAGCAAGGCCGTTCTTTCGAGTTCGGCCTCAGCAACTTCTTTTGAGCCAACTTTTAGGCAGACGGCGGTGAGGATTGTTGCGTAGTCTGCGTCTGGTGTCACAGTGACTGTCGTCACTCGGCGGCCTTTCTTCTCGCATCTTTCGGTGACTGCCCTGAGGTCCTTTATCGTCTTTATATATGTCGGACTGAGTGCACATTTCTTTTCACCTGAGAGTATGTACTCCTTGTTTGCCTGCACATCTGCCTGGATTTTCTTGACGATGCGGTAGCAGCGGTTTCTGTTTACCCTGGTGACTTCTGCCAGCTTGTCAAATGTGTAACCCTTGAAGCTGTGCGCCTTGTAGATGGCGGCTTCCTCTGGTTCGTAGCGGCCGTAGACGTACTCCTCAATTCTGGTGCGGACGTCAGCCACATCTGTGATGATGGGGTCAGTAGTGGGTTCCGGTGCTAGGATAGTTTCCTCTATGCCGTCTATGCTGGTGAACTTACCGGCTTTCAGGTCCCGGCGCTGTTTTATGCCCTTGTTCTTGTACTGGTACCAGAAGGACTTTATTATGTAGTTCCTGACGTCGTTCCAGTTGTTAATTGTCGGGCGGTTCTCTACGCGCGCCAGCTTCTCTGCGGTTGAGAGAATGATGTCGGTCAGGATTTCCTCGGAGTAGCTGTCCTGGACGATGGCGTCAAAGTTGTCTCTGAGGTGTTTGAGGCACATCCTTTTCAGGTCCTCGCGCTTGGCTGTTGTTATTTCGAAAAACTCTTGGGTACTCAATTTCAGTCATGGGCGTATTTTTTAGGTCGTTAGACGACGGTGTACTGCTGGTAGAATTCCTTCTGGATTTCTGCCTCAGACGGTATTTTGTAGCGAAATTTGAGTGCGGCCTCTACTGGAAGTGCGTAGTAAGGTGAGTTCCTTCTGCCAGAGTTTGCAGCCATCGTTGACTTGGTTCTGACCGCGTTCTGCGCCTCAGGTTTAGGCATTTTCGAGAGGTTGAAGAAAAGGACAATGCCGTCTGTGTAGTAGCACTGGAAGATTGCGGCGCGACCGGTCTTCTTTGCCTCGGCCACCAAGAAGTCGTACTTCTCAATCTCTATCATTGCCGTTGGGTACTGTGTGGACGCGCAGTCTCTGATTTTAAACTCGGCAAGCACAGGCTTACCGGCTACCTCGTAGGTTGCGTCGTAACGGTCAAAGCCTGTTGTGGAAGTGAAGTTGAAGTTCGAGAACTTCGGGAATTGGTTGGTCTCTGTGTAGTATCTCTCCCTGAATGAGGAGTAGACGAAACGTTGTTGGTAAGATGAAATTGGGGTCAT